TTATAAAAAATCAAATGATTTATTTGCTTGTTGTAAATTAAATGGCGAAACTCTTACAACACAAGATAAATTAGAAGGTATAAATGAAGTTATGGCTAATGGGATGGGTTTTATGCTAGTAAAAAAAGAAGTATTCGATGGTATGTATAATCCTTTTGAGTTTTTAAATGAAAACCAATGGGAAGATTTTGGGTTTGCTGATAAAGCAAGACAATTAGGGTATAAAGTAAATATAGATAGTACAATAATAGTTGGACATGAAAAATTAATGACAATATGAAAATAGGTTTATGTGGTACAATGAGTGTAGGTAAAACAACATTGGTTAACGCTTTAAAAGATTTACCACTTTTTAAAAATTACAATTTTGCTACAGAACGTAGTAAATATTTAAGTGGTTTAGGTATTCCATTAAATACAGATTCAACATTAAAAGGTCAAACAGTATTTTTAGCTGAACGTTGTGCTGAATTAATGAACGATAATATTATTACTGATAGAACAATAATAGATGTGATGTCATTTACACAAAATGCTAAATCTATACCTTACCAAGATAAAGATAAATTTATTGAGTATGCAAAAGAATTTATTAGAGAATATGATTACATCTTTTATATTTCTCCTGATGGCTTGCCTATTGAAGATAATGGAATACGTGAGATAGATGAACATTATAGAGATGTTATAGATTTTACTATTACAAGTTTTATTAGAAAATATGCATATATGATGAAAAATGTAGAAACTATAAAAGGCACTACAGAAGAACGAATTGAACAAATGTTAAATATAATAGAATCTTAACATATTTATAATAAAACATACTATACCATGAAAGAAACAAATTTAAAATCGTTCATTAAAGAAGAAATTATTTCTATTTTATCTGAGGCAACAGATGAAGAAGTTAAAAATCAAGAATTATTAAATAAAGAGTTAGAAAAAACTGTAAAACATAAAAAAGAACTAGCAAATGAAGATATTGATGTAGATGATGATAAAGATGCTGTAAAAGCAGCAAAAGCTGCTAGAGGTAAATTTAAAAAATTAGACTTAGCAGTTAAATCATTAAAAGACATTAAAAAAGAAATGGTATCTTATGCCAAAGAATATGGCAAATCAAATGATGAAAGCAGAAAAGAAGAAATAAAAAATATTCTAAGAAAAAAAACACCAATAAAAAAAGAATTAGAATCTTTAGTTAAAAAATTAGAAAAAGACGCAATATGAGTTTACTAACAAAAATATTTTCAGGAGGAGCCAAAGATCTTATAGAAGGTGTAGGAGGAGTTATAGACAAACTACATACATCTAAAGAAGAAAAATTAGAGGCTGAATTAAAAGTAAAAGAATTAATTTCAGATTACCAATCAAAAATGGAAGCTAATATTACAGACAGATGGAAATCTGATATGAATAGTGATAGTTGGTTAAGTAAAAATGTAAGACCTATGGTTTTAGTATTTTTAGTAGTTTCTACTGTTCTTATGATATTCATTGATGCTGGAACCATTAACTTTGGTGTAGAAGAAAAATGGACAGATTTATTACAACTAGTATTAATAACAGTTATTGGTGCTTATTTTGGAGGAAGATCAATAGAGAAAGTTAGAAAAAAATAAATAAATAAATTGTCAGATTTAAAAAAAGTTATACGCCAAGAATATCTAAAATGCGCTAAAGATCCTACGCATTTTATGCGTAAATATTGTTATATACAGCACCCACAACGTGGTCGCATACAATTCAATTTATTCCCATTCCAAGATAAAGTATTAACGTTATGGAGAGATAATCCATATTCAATAATACTTAAATCTAGACAATTAGGTATTTCAACTTTATCAGCTGGTTATTCTTTATGGTTAATGACTTTTCATAAAGATAAAAATATTCTTTGTATTGCAACAAAACAGGATACAGCTAAAAATATGGTTACAAAGGTAAAATTTATGTATGAAAATTTACCTTCCTGGCTTAAAATAGATGCCCCTGAAAATAATAAATTAACACTTCGATTAGCAAATGGATCACAAATTAAAGCCACATCAGCTTCAAGTGATGCCGGTAGATCAGAAGCCGTATCTTTATTATTAATTGATGAGGCAGCTTTTATTGATAATATTGGAGAAATTTGGGCATCGGCACAACAAACCTTAGCAACTGGAGGGGGATGTATTGCATTAAGTACTCCTTATGGTACAGGTAATTGGTTTCACCAAACATGGACAAGAGCCGAAGGTGGTGAAAATGATTTTTTACCTATTAAATTACCTTGGTATGTACATCCCGATAGAGATGAAGCTTGGAGAAAAAAACAAGATGAATTACTAGGAGATCCTAGAATGGCGGCACAAGAGTGTGATTGTGATTTTAGCACTTCAGGTGATATTGTATTTTATAATGAATATATGGAATATTATGAAAAATCTTTTATTAAGGATCCCCTAGAAAGAAGAGGAGCAGATCAAAATTTATGGGTTTGGGAATCTCCAGATTATAGTAGATCATATATAGTAGTAGCTGATGTATCTAGAGGTGATGGAAAAGATTATTCTGCATTTCATGTAATTGATGTAGAAACAAATGTACAAGTTGCTGAATATAAAGGACAATTAGGTACTAAAGAATATGGACATTTATTAGTTGGTATAGCAACTGAATATAATGAAGCATTATTAGTAATTGAAAATGCTAATATCGGTTGGGCTACACTTCAAGTAGCAATAGATAGAAATTACCCAAACCTTTATTATTCCCAAAAAACAGAATCAACTAATGTAAATTCATATTTTGATAAATATCAAGACCATTCTAAAATGGTACCTGGATTTACAATGTCATCAAGAACTAGACCTATGGTAGTAGGTAAATTTCAAGAATATATAAGTGATAAGGGAGTAACTATTCAATCTAAAAGATTAGTTGAAGAAATGAAAACTTTTATTTGGCGAAATGGAAGACCAGAAGCACAATCGGGGTATAATGATGATTTAGTAATGGCTTTTGGAATAGCTATGTACATTAGAGATACAGCATTAAAATTTAGACAAAGGGGATTAGATATAACAAAACAATCACTAAATAATATGAAAGTTAATAGAACATCATATCAAGGTGGTTATGGTTTTTCAAAAGGTTCTGATAATCCTTATCATATAAAAACAAAAGATGGACAAGAAGACATAAGATGGCTTCTATAATAATATTTATAACAATAACTAATATATAAACATGGCAAATACCAGTGTATTTTCAAGATTAAGAAGATTATTTTCAACTGACGTTATTATACGTAATGTTGGTGGTGATCAACTAAAAGTAATAGACAGTAGTACTATTCAACAAATGGGTGGAATTGAAACAAATTCCCTAGTAGATAGATATAATAGAATATACACTACCGCCCCTTCATCCTTATTAGGAAGACAATTTAGCTTTAATTATCAATGGTTAAGACCTCAATTATACTCAGAATATGATGTAATGGACACAGATGCAATATGTGCTTCAGCACTTGATATTGTTGCTGATGAATCTACTCTTAAAAATGATATGGGTGAAGTACTTCAAATTAGAAGTTCAAATGAAGATATACAAAAAATACTTTATAATTTATTTTATGATGTATTAAATATTGAATTTAATTGTTGGATGTGGGTAAGGCAAATGTGTAAATATGGTGATTTTTTCTTAAAAATGGAAATAGCTGAAAAATATGGTGTTTATAATGTAATACCTTATACAGCATTTCATATTGAAAGACAAGAAGGGTACAATACTGAAAACCCACAAGAAATTAGATTTAAATACAACCCAGATGGTATAATTAGTGATAGTACAGGAATGTATGGTACAGGTTATGGTCAGGGTGGAGCTGAAGATAATGGTATATTCATTGATAATTATGAAATGGCTCATTTTAGGTTAATATCTGATGTTAATTATCTTCCTTATGGTAGAAGTTATTTAGAACCAGGTAGAAAATTATTTAAACAATACTCACTAATGGAAGATGCAATGTTAATTCATAGAATTGCTCGTGCACCTGAAAAAAGAGTATTTTATATGAATGTTGGGGCTATACCGCCAAATGAAATAGAGGCATTTATGCAAAAAACTATTTCCCAAATGAAACGTACTCCTTACATGGATGAAAATACTGGTGAATATAATTTAAAGTATAATATGCAAAATATGCTTGAAGATTTTTACATACCAGTTAGGGGTAATGATACAACAACTAGAATTGATACTACTAAAGGTTTAGATTATGATGGAATTCAAGATGTTGAATATTTAAGAAATAAATTATTTGCTGCTCTTAAGATACCTAAAGCATTTTTAGGATATGATGAAAATGTAGAAGGTAAAGCTACATTAGCAGCTGAAGATATTAGGTTTGCTCGTACAATTGATAGAATACAAAGAATTATTTTATCTGAATTAAATAAAATAGCATTAGTTCATTTATATACTCAAGGCTACACAGATGAAAAGTTAACTAATTTTACATTAGAAATGACTACACCATCTATTATTTATGAACAAGAAAAAATAGAATTATTAAAATCAAAAGCTGAATTATCAGCTCAATTATTGGAACAAAAATTAGTTCCATCTGATTGGATTTATGATAATTTATATCACTTTAGTGAAGGTGAAACAGAAGAATATAGAGATTTAGTTAGAGAAGATTCTAAAAGACAATTTAGAAATGCTCAAATTGAAGCAGAAGGGAATGACCCTGTTAGTACAGGTAAATCATATGGTACACCCCATGATTTAGCT